GACCGAATTTGTTCTGCTTCTTAGATGCACATTGGGAAAAGCACAATCCGTTACTAAACGAGTTGGAGGTTATCGCTAAGTACAAGTGGAAGCCAGTGATATTGATACATGATTTCCGAAATCCAAACAATCCCGAACTAGGATATGATCAGTATGGTGATATTATCTATGAGTGGAGTTGGATAAAGGAATCTATTGAGAAAATTTATGGTGTAGATGGTTACGATTTTTGGTATAACCAAGAAGCGGTAGGAGCAAAAAGAGGTGTAATAGTTTTAAAGCCTAAATATAAACCTACAAAGCCATGAGTATAATTGCAGGATTTACAGCATTAATACTTGACCGAAATAGTGAAGTAGCAAAAGAAAGAAAGGCAATCTGCAAAGGTTGCCCAACTTCAGAATATGGCAATTCGAGATGGTGCAAAGTAAGCAAGAACGGTTGTGGCTGTTTAATTAGCGCAAAAGTTAGAGACCCCAAAGAATCTTGCCCTCTTGAAAAATGGCTTGCTATAAAAGAATAATTTTTGTATATTTGATAAGCCGATAGGTCGGATTAATTACCCGACTGAAAATGGAAGCGTTTACCACTTCGGCATTATCTTTTAAACGCATCATTTTAAACGCAAAAATATGCAAGAAGAAATTTGGAAAGATGCTATTGGATTTGAAGAATATTATCAAGTTAGTAGCTTAGGCAGAGTAAGGTCAAAAGATAGGGTTATTAGAAATAAGCATTCTACAAGATTATTTAAAGGTGTGATTTCTAATCCTTCAAAAAGAAAAAGTAATTATATTAGAGTTGTTTTTTCTTGCCACGGTAAAAACAAAACCTTTGATGTTCATAGAATAGTAGCTTTAACCTTTTTTAATATTAAAGAAACTAAACTAACCGTTAACCATATTAATGGGAATAAGCACGATAATAGAATTGAAAACTTAGAATTAATTACTCAAGCTGAAAATAATTTACATAAATATAGGGTGCTTAAAATAAAACAACCAAGCCGAGTGGGTGTAAATAATCCTAATTACGGAAAAACTATGAGTAAAGAGACTAGAGAAAAAATATCTAAACGACTAAAACTACATTATGAAGCTAGGCGCAATTTATAATACCTTTGACGGCGATGAGTTGTTGCCGTATAGCATCGTTCAAATCCAACCGCACGTAGACGTTATCGTTCTTGTCTATCAGACCGTGTCGAACTACGGTGAACACTACATACCAACTCTACCCGAACGAGGCACTATCAACGTGCTATACCATCCCGACCTAACCAAGTCAGGCACGTTTAACGAGACTCGCAAGCGTAACCTTGGACTGCAAGTGGCACGAGCGGAACAATGCACGCACTTCATATCAATGGACTGCGACGAGCTATACGATGGGCTTGTGTTCAAGAAATACCGAGACATCGTGGAGCAATACGATTCGTCGGCTTGTAAGATGTTGACCTATTACAAGCACCCGAACATTAGACTCAGTCCATTAGAGGACTACTATGTGCCGTTTATTAGTCGCATCTATCCCGATACTAGACTAGGCAGTTTAGGTTATCCGGTACGAGTAGACCCAACACGATCCGTTTCGACTAGCAAAAACTTCTACATCATTGACGAGCCGATAATGAATCATTACTCCTGGGTTCGAGCTGACATCGGAAGGAAGCTCAGAAATAGTTCTGCATCGGGGAGGTGGCGTGATAAGATACCGAGTATGGTTGAAGCGTTCGAGCAGTTCGAGACTACTGGTAAGATGGTAAACTTTGAGCAGTATAACTGGGTTAAGGTTGCGAATCGGTTCGACCTGCCACCGTTCTAGATTGTACAACATCTGTACAACAACTTAACTCTGATACTTCGTAAATTTGAGTATATCGAAGCGACACGTGGCAAGTCTACGTGTCGTGAGCCGATACTAAACAATTTACGATGGCAAAACAAGAGCAAAAATCATTAGAGGAAATAGCAAAGGGCGTCTATATGTTCGAAGCTAAAGCACCAATCAAACCACCTCTTGCCACAATAACTCGCAACGTAAAGTTCAACGTCATTAATTTTGGTAAGAATAACAACTTCCCACAAGAACTTATCCGAGCAATCAATAACAGCCCAACAGCTAGAGCTTGTGCGAAATCACACGCTAAGTTTATTGCAGGGGATGGGTTTATGTTTGACGAATCACCAGTTACTCCAACATTAGAAAAGATATTCAACTCCGAGCTATTAGCTCGTATGTCATACGATTACGCATATTTCGAAACGATAGTACTACACTTGCAATTCAACATGAATGGTGAGCTTGTAAACATAGGACACGTGGATGCTAGTACGGTTCGACTTGCTGAGCCTGATGAGGATGGTATTATCCGCCGTTGTAAGATTTCAGCAAATTGGGAAGAGACCGTTGGACGCTATGCGTACCTGAATATTCCAGTCGATTACGACCTATACGACCCGATCTATACAAAAGAGACGATTGCTAAGCTTGCAGAAGGTAACGCAACCGAGTTCACGAAGTGGAAAGGTGCAATCGTTTATGCTAAACGTTACGCTCCAGGACAACCATACTATGTGACACCGTCTTGGTCGGCATCTTTGAATTGGGCTTATGCGGATGGCGAGATTCAGAACTTCCACGCCAATAATATTGACAATGCATTTATGCCGAGCGTACTCGTGTACGTGCCTGGCGAACTAAAAGGAACAACACCTGACGGTAGAACTAAACGTGATGCGTTCAAAGAGAAACTATCGGAACTGAGCGGTGCGGAACACGGCGGAGAGCCAGTGGTTCTGTACGGCAAGGAAGGGTCGCAGCCCGTTATCACGCAGTTTAATGCGAATAGTAACCACGAGCTGTTCATTAGCTTGTCGAACCTTATCACTGAGGCTATCACTAGAGCGTTTCAGATACCACAAGTTCTTGCAGGAATAAAAACAGCAGGTCAGCTTGGAACATCTAACGAGATATCAAATAGCATCGAGCTGTATTATAACACCGTTATAAAAGACGACGTGAACTTCATCACTTCGCTTTGTTCGGACTTGGCACGATGGATTCCAGGTTATGCTGACGAGCCGATTAAGATTGCTAACTCGAAGCCGTTCAATTACATTGATGGTACGTTCAAGGACGACTATACACTAGGCGAACGTAGAGAGGCGAGTGGTTACGCTGCTGAGATGCCTAAGGATGAACAACCTAACCTAACTCAACCAACGGAGGTGGTAAACAATGCCTAACTGCTGCAATACTAACTTTATCGAGATACAAGACTTCTACGGAATAACAAACTTATCCGAGAATGTCGATGCAACTAACCTTGCCATTGCTATCCGAGAGACACAGATTAAATACATCAAGCCACTATTCTGCACGGAGCTGTACGATGAGTTATCAACTCAGGTCGATTCAGACTCACTTACTACGGTCAATGCAGAACTGATGTGCTACATTAAAGACATACAAGTACGTTACGCCTTTGCTGACTTCTTACGTATCCAACCGATACGAATTACTAAGGAATCGGTCGTGCGTAAGGTATCGAATGAGAGCGAGTTTGTCTCGTTTGAAGAGAACGCAAACTTAGCGAAATGGTGGAGAGACCAAGCATCAAACTATATCAAGCCTTTACGCGACTTTATGGATGACAATGTGGACTTGAACCCATTATACAAAGATTGTACTGATTGCTCAGCTAATGCTGACGATGATTTTGACTGCGGGATATGCTAACGATAACAGACAACACATCACACGTAACGATAACAGACGGAAATGGTATCGTTAACAACTTTGCCAAGAACGAGTTCGAGGTAAAGCAGGACGTTACAGATATAAATCATTTTATTATATCTGAAGGTGACCGAATAGACTTCGATTTCTTTTGGGCGGATGTAACTAGTCCCGCTTCGGCAAATCCTGAGGCGTTGATGGTGATACTTGCAGGGTATTTTTATGATGCAAGTGCTACTGGGCAGACCACAATGGCAGGAAGTATGTCTGTTGTTATTGCATCAGACCAAAGCGAAGTTCCTATAAATTTACCAGCATCAAACTTATCTGCTTTTGGCACACTTGAAACAAACGAGTTGACTCCAATTATTCAAGGTGATTTCGTCTATGGGCTTAACACTCAAATATGGGACGCACCAATAACTAATGCGGGTGCTTCTACAATACCAACGGCTGCGGCTATGAGTACTCCCGAAGCGGGGAGTAGGCTAAAGCTATCAAGTGGTGTAACTTCGGGTGCTTATGCTTATGTAACATCAAGAAAAATAATAAGATATAGAGCAGGTCAAGGAGTATTAGCAAGGTTTACACCTTTGTTTACTTCGGGCGTTGCTAATAACATTCAGTTATGGGGAGTTGGTACTATTGTTTCCAATGCACCTTATGATGGATATTTCTTTGGATATAATGGCACTACATTTTCAATATTCCATTATGTAAGAGGTATTGCTCAATCGGGCTACCCAGTGGCACAATCTTCTTGGAATGGCGATAAAGTTGATGGGACTACGGGAACTTCATTTAATTGGGATAAAACAAAAGGTGTGCCTTGTATGATTAAATATCCATATTTAGGATATGGTGATGTTGAGTTCTTTGTACAAAATCCTACAACGGGAAGATTTGTTTTAGTACATACAATACAATACGCAAACCAATACTCAACAACTCAATTAGGTAATCCATCAATGCAATTTGTTGGGTTTACAAGTAATTCGGCGGGGACAAGTGGTAGTGTAGATATGTATTGTGGTAGTGTTGGTGTTATGTTATCGGGGCAAAGGAGTTTCGTTGGTAATCCTAAATGGGCAGCAGATTCATCGGGAATGGCATCAGTAGGAACTGGAGTGAAAACCATTGGAACTACCGAAACTTGTTTATTTAGTTTAAGGAATTGCACAACATATAATGGGATTACTAATAGAGGTGTGCTACGTTTGAACTCAATATCAGTAGGGACATCAACTAATAACTCAAATATGATTATAAGGTTATTAATTGGCTCTACATTTACAACAACGCCAGTCTTTACTCCTATAAGTGGGACAACTGCTAACAATGGGGTAACGATTACTAGTGGCAATTCGATTGCATCGGTTGACGTTGCAGGGACAACAATTACATCTATTGCAAATAGAGGAACATATTTATATAATATTTCTTTATGTGGTAATAGTGCGCAAATTATTGACTTAACATCATTTGATATTTTCATTAATCCATCTGAAGTGTTGACAATAAGCGGTCAAGCTAGTATAAACTCAAGCACAACGGCATCACTAAACTGGACAGAGGATATTTAACTTATGCTAACGATATTTGCAAATAGCGACTCAACGATATACCTAGACGGACTTGATCCGTTCTCGTACTACCTGCTCGTGTTCAAACAACCGAA